GGCACCTGGTTCATCGCCGAGAGCACGCGCTCGTCGCGGATGCCCTGCTTGCGCAGTCCTTCGACCATCCGCGCACGTGCACGGACCGCGTTGGCCGCCGAATTGCCGTTTGCACCTGTCATGAACCGAGCCAGCCCTCGAGTTCGTTCATGCCTGTCGTACAGGTCAGATCAGCCTGCAGCGGCGTGATCGATACGCAATTGTTTGCGACCGCGTGGAAGTCCGTCCCCTCGCCCGCATCTGCCGCAGCGCCAGCTGCGCCGACCCAGTAGATCGTGTCGCCGCGCGGATTCGTCGAGCGCACGACGGGCTCGGCCGTGTGTCGCCTGCCAAGACGCGTCACCCGCGTGCCGCACAAGGCGCCATGCGGCACATCGGGCACGTTCACATTGAGGAGAAATGGAGTGCGCAGCGCCTGGCGCGTGACTCGCTCGACGAGTTCGCGCGCGACGAGCGCCGCCGCTTCGAAATTCGCACCTTCACGCCCGACCAGCGAGACTGCTATTGCGGGTATGCCGAGCAGATATCCCTCCATCGCCGCTGCGACGGTGCCCGAATAGATCGTGTCGTCTCCCATGTTCGCGCCGTGATTGATGCCGGACACGACGAGGTCGGGCGCCTTTTCGAAGAGACCCGTGACGGCGAGGTGAACACAATCGGTTGGCGTGCCGTTGACGAAACGGAAACCGTTCGCTGCACGACGCACCATCAGCGGACGATCGAGCGTCAGCGAATGCGACGCGCCGCTGCGATCACGCTCAGGGGCGACGACATCTATTTCGGCAATGCGAGATAAGGAATCCGCGAGCGCGGCTATCCCGGGAGAAAAATAGCCGTCGTCGTTGCTCAGCAAGATTCGCATGGGACAACGCTCGTCGGATCGGGATTCGTTTGAGAGCGGGGAAAGAAGAATTGGTCGGGGCGGCGGGATTCGAACTCGCGACCCCTTGCACCCCATTCAACTCAATCAACCCCAGCTACCTGATTGATTAATATGGTTATTCACGAGTAAGCGGCTAACAGTCCAAGGTTGCGGGCCCAACTGCAAACCACTGATTCGTAAACGTCGAATTCGCGATTTTAGCCGATTCCCCGCCGCCAAAACAGCCGTGTTGCGCAGTTCGTTTTATGACGACATCGCATGCGTCAGGCGGCCAAAAGATGCTCGTAGTACGGGCGTTCCCGATCGTCGAGGATCGAGTACAGCCCTTGGAGGTCGCCCGGAGCAGGTTTGAGCCAGGCGTCGACGTTCTCAGGCTTGATCGGGATGATGCAGCGATCGTGACCGGCGGCGGCCACTTCGGGCGGCGGCTCGTCCGTGATGGCCGCAAACGACCATAGATCCTCCTCACCGCTCGCCCAGTGCGAGTACAGGCACGCAACGAGCATGTCCTGCTGCGGCTGCGGCTTGAACTCCAGGACCACGCCCTCCTCCGCTTCACCCGGCGCCAACGGGCGCCCTTCGACCTTGTGCCGCGCCACGTTTTCATAGAACGCGGTGGCAATCATGATCGCGTGGGTCTTGGCGAAGGCCGGCTTCCAGAAGCCTTCGAGGCTGTCTCGGCGGGCGTTGTAGGTGCCCGGGTACTGGCGGTCATACGCGGCCGGCTTTCCGGCCAGCCGGCACTGGTAGCGCATGGGCATCAGCACCTGCTCGCCGTCGCGCTGGATGATCACGGGCGCATACCAGCCAGGGAAAATCCGGGAATCACGATCGAGCGGCTCGGATCGCGCCAGGTCGTCGAGCCATCCCTGGATCGTTGCGATCTTATTCGTGGCGATCCGCTGGTTCTCGAGGGCGGCCTTGGTGGTCTTAGTCTGGAGCGTCCGCTCGGCGTCGGCCAAGCGTTTCTTCTGCGCGAAGAGCTCGGCCTGGAGGCGGTGCGCCTCCTCTCGATCGTGCTCGAGGATGAGCTCGACGATCGCCCGCTCGTCCTCGCTCTGCGGGTCCTCGAGGAAGGCGAGCTCCAGGGCGCGCGGGACGCGGACTTTCTCGCCTTGTTTCCGGCGCCAGAACAGGTTGTAGAAGTCCCGAATCGACAGGCGCAGCGAACGGTTGTGGCGCAGGAACTTCCGGTAGTCGGCCCAGATTTGAGCGGAGTAACACATATCGTCCCCTAGCCACGCGACACTGTATGTTTGTACAGTAATAGCATGAAAGTGCTGGTCGTTGAACTGTATCACCAGGGAATTCAGAAGCCGTTTGCCGCTGCCAAGGCCGAAAAACCGCTCGTAGGAGAGCTGTTTATGGCGTGTCGCCCCACGCGGATCAGCCGGACCGCTGAACTCAAGGGACCGGGCCTCGGCGATCCGAGGGAACTGTCGCGCGACGTCCTTGCGCCGCTCCTCGAGGCGACGATCCACGGTATCCGGCGCGGCAGCTTCGTGCTGACCGGCATCCAGCGCCGGCATGACGACACGGGCGCCATGCACGAAGAGCGGCAAGCCTGGTGGGTTCGACCCGCGCCGAGCGACCTGCCGGCCACCTGGCAGGGCTCATCCCCCAACCGTAGGACGATGGAAGGAGTACCAACATGACGCACGAGAACTTCGACGAAGAGAACTATCTCGACTTCCTGGCGGCCGCAGGCGATCGGCTGAAACGAGCGGCTCTGGACATGCGGGAGACCGGCTGGACTGCGGAGAGCCGGCTGCGGGTCACCGAGGCGCTCGGCGCCGTTGCGTTTGCGGAGGGGGCACTGGTCGCCGGCGGGGTGCTCGACAACGACGCGATCCAGCTCGCCCGGGATATCGCCTGCTCCGAGGAAGCCTTTTCCTGAACCTACAGCCTTTGCTGCCCGGCCCTCCAATACCAGCCCTCTGAAACTTGCGGCCGCGCGGGACAGGTCTGCGCGTGACATGCACGCGAGGCTAAGGTCGGGAGGGGGGTCGGAAAAACGCAACTTCCAGCACGGCCAAGACCCGACCCCGAGCAAAGCAAGTAACTGTGCGGGTTATAGAGACTCTCAACTTAGTAACTTTCTCCAACACCCATCCCGAACTTGGTTACGGTTCAAGACCATCAGCGCTCGGATTTTTCACCCCTTTAAAATCAAAGCCTTAGGGGAGGTTGCGCTTTTGGTTATCGGAGATCGCTCAAGCCTCATAACTACCCGGCCTTTCAGGATCAACGGCTTGGCGGCGACAGCAAACTGGCGTTTGCGGAGTTGCGTTTTCCGACTACCCCACCCGAGGTGAAGCGTTCTGCGGGGAAAGGGCACCTGCAGGCCAGGTGCATGTCCAGGGCGCACGAAACTGCAAGCTTTCCCTCCGAGGCCGGCCTCCGCACGCCCGCAAGGCCCGTGCGCCTTTCCGCCGCTCGCGCAGCTGCACCATTCCCCACCTGCAAAGCGGGCGGGCGTGGCGGGGTCACGAGCGCGCGCCACGGCTCGCGGAAGCTCAGTAAAATCTGACCATCAGCGCCAATAGCGGCGCACTGGCCCGAAACGACAGGGATCTGATGGCGAGACAGGCAAGTAGGCGTGACAACTTCCGCCCCAAGGTCATTCAGGCCCTTTGCGCCCGCGTCAACTCGCGCTGTTCAAATCCTGGCTGTCGCGTTCCAACATCGGGGCCGACAACCTGTCCCGACAAAAGTCTCAATATCGGCAAGGCCGCGCACATCACAGCAGCGGCTCCAGGTGGTCCTCGCTACGACGCGGGATTGACCCCCTCTCAGCGGAGGGACATTTCCAATGGGATTTGGCTCTGTAGCATCTGCGCGGACGCGATTGATCGTGATGTCGATCTATTCACGACGGAGTTGCTCAGGGCCTGGAGGTCGGAAGCAGAGCGACGGGCCGGACGCGAGGTGGGCAAACCCCTACCCTCTCACGAAGATGTAGATTTCTTCAAAAGGGCGCTGGCCGGCCCCCTAGACACGCCCATCGGTGACGCAGTAGCGAAGCTCATGCGTATTCCGAAGGAGCGACTCGAGGCGATGGACAGAAGATTCGCGGTTCAAGTTGGATTCACCGGCGGCGCCACGACAATCGAGCTTGTCCCTAAACGACCCGTCCAAGTAACCCTTCAAGTGCATGAGCCCTTCGCGGCGGATGCTCGTGAACGCTTGTCAAGACTGTTCGAACACGGTGAGGCAATCGAGTTGCCAACCGATCGTCTCTCGATCGTGGGTTCTCCGCTGATCGAACACATCGCGAGCGACGGTATCGCGGTCGAGCTTTCCCCTACAGTCCGGCATCCAGCTCTTCTGAAAGGGTCGCTGATTTCGCCTGAGGGCGGAGAAGTATGCAGTCTCGACGACATGACCGGGACCATCACCACAGGATCGAAATCCGCCACCTTTACCGGCTTCGGTTTCGGAGGCTTCGTTTCGTTCAAGATCCGCCTTCCTCTTCCTTGGTCCGGCAAAGCGAACGATTGGGTAGGGCAAACCACCCTGCAGTTTCATTTTGAGTCGTGGCGGGGCAAATCAGCACGCTCAGTGCCTTATCTCGACAAGCTTCTCGATTTCCTGAGTCCCTTGGCAGAGGGATATCAATTCGATTTCGCGCTTGAGATGAACGGAGAGAGCCTGGTGCGGGGATCATCAACTTCGCACGTTCCAAATCAAGCAATCTGGTCAGCTCACGCCTGGACAAGATTCCTACGGAACGCACGTGACATCTGTCGAACTCTTGACGTTGACGTCACAGTCCCAAGCGATCCCGCACTGACGCATGAGGATGTCACTCGCGTCGAACACCTGTGGCATCTTCTCGTGGATTTGCCACGTCAATCACCTGTGACGAGTGAGATGAGCTTCACATTCACGGCATCGGGCAGCATGGCGGAGACCCAGGGCTTATCGGATACGGTCGATTGGTCGGCGGGGCAGTCGTTCTTAATTCGCGCCCCTCTTGCCGAACCGGCGGAAGTTCTGGGGCAATCCTTGAATATCGAGACGCTGGAGATCGTCTATTCGAGCGCGCTACTGAGACCTTGTGCGCCCGGAGCCAAGGTGCTCGAGGGGCGACCAACCAAGATGCGAATCCTGCCGACCAGTGAGTGTCGAGTGAGCGTATTTCCGATCCGCTCAACACGGTGAATCTGCCCCAGCTTTTCTAGACAGTTTCTCAGGGCATTTCATCTGCTCCAATCTGATACTGGCAGAACCTCACCACCTCCTCCCCCACCCACTCATTCACCTCGCGCATCCGCTCCTGCAGCGGCACCACCTCGTTCTGCGCGAACACCTCCGCCGCCTTGCCCACGTCCCCGAACCCGCCCGTGTTGTTCGGGATGATCCCCATCAGCTGTGGCGGCACGCGGTGCGCGGCCAGCTGGTCGTCGCGCGTGACGTTCTTGATGTTCCAGAACTCGTCCTTCGCCGCGATCTCGGCCACCGGGATCACCTGAATCCCGTCCTTCTTCCCGTTCGGCGCATACATAAAGAGATTGCGGAAGTTGCCCGGCCCCTTGCTGTCCTTGAGCGCCTGGCGGAAGGCATCGATATCGGACTGCTGCTGCGCCGCGTCCGTCATGTAGAAGATCGCGCCGGCGTGGCTCCCGTTCAGGTAGTACTTGCGCCGATACAGCGTCGCCGATTCGTTCAACCAGGTCGAATTCAGCGCCGACAGATACTCCGGCAGCCCGTACACCTCCTGGTTGATGTCCGGCTCGATCAGGTGGAACACGCTCCCGCGCTCGAACTCGTACTCGTTCCCGAAGCCCGGCACGAACCAGTACTGCCCCGGCTCCACGCCGCGCCGCACATACTTCGCCAGCGCCGGCTCCAGCGACAGCGTCTTGTTCAGCCGGTTCACCCGCCGCTCCAGGTACGCATTCCCGAAGATCAGGAACTCCAGCACCCAGCGCGCGAACGCCGAGCGCGACAGCAGCGGATGCGGCACGAAGGTGCTGACCAGGATGTTCCGCTTCACATAGATCGGCGAACTGTGGTGCGCCGTCGCGCGGAACGAACGCGCCAGCCCATCCCACGAAATCGGCGGCTCGTACCATTTGCCCGCGTTCAGGCACTCCACGTAGTCGAGCAGCTCGCGCCGGTCCAGCACCGGCACCGGATCGCCGAAGGTGAAGGCCTCCGCCCTCGGCACCGGCGCGGCCGGTTTCAAATCGGAATGGGACTCGCGTTTCCTCGACATGATCAGCAGAACTCCATGAAGCCGCTGTTGGTAACCGTCGCGCCCTCCAGCGGCTCATTGGCCAGCGCGTGCATCGTTGCCCACGCAAGATCCGCGTGGCTTGTCTCTTCCGATCGGCCGGCCTCGAACGTCACCTGCCGCCCGCTCGCCGTCGTCGTCTTCTTGATCGCCATGAACGCCGCGGCCAGATCCACCGCGCCCGTATCGAACTCCAGCCGCCCGTTGCGGATCACATCCATCGCCTTCAGCACCAGCCGCGTCTTCACCTCCACGCTGTACTGGAACGCCCGCGCCGCCGGATAAAACTGGCGCACCAGCTGGAACACCCCCTGCCCGATGCCCGTCGTGTCGATGCCGATGTAGCCCACGTGGTAGGCCCCGCACACCTTTCGGATTCGCTCCGCCTGCTCCTGGAAATCCATGCCGCGGAACTGCACGCGCTCGAGCACGCGAAACTTCCCGCCCCCCACCAGCGGCGGCGCCACCACCACCAGCGCCGCGCTGTCGCCCGTATGCGAAGGGTCGTACCCCAGCCACACCTCGCGATGCCCGAACGGCCGCGGCGCCAGCGGCTTGAAGTCGCCCCACGCATCCCAGCTGTCGACCATGCATCGCTGCAGCATCGCCAGCGGAAACACCGACGCACCGTCATCGATGAACTGGCACATCAGCAGGTTCATGAACTCTTCGGCGCTGTAGTCCAGCCGCAGCTGCTCGATATCGAACAGATCGCACCCACCCGCGATCGCATCCATCACCGTCACGATCTGGCGCCACTGCCCGTCCTCGCACCGGCGCCCCGCGCGCAGCGCGTCGTGCGACACATCCAGCTTCACCTTCTCCGCGTTCGGCCGCCCCTTGTTGAAGCGCTCGCCGGACCAGAACGGATACGCCGCGTGCGACAGCGCCGAAGGCGTGGAGAAGTAGGTCAGGCGCCACTTCCGGTGCATCGCCATGCCGGAGGCCACCTTCCGAAACTCCTCGAACTTCGGAATCCAGAAGTACTCATCCATGTAGACGTTGCCGTGGTAGCCCTGCGCCGTGCGGCTCGACGTACCCAGGAAGAAAAGCTCGGCGCCATTCGGCAGCACGATCGGATCGCCCTGCAGATCCACGTCCGCCTCATCACGCGCGAACTGCTTGATGTAGCCCTTGAAGATGTGCGCCTGCGCCTTCGATGCCGACAGGAAGATCTGATTGCGCCCCGTCTGCAGCGCATCGATGAGCCCCTCGCGCGCGAAGTACCAGGTCGCCCCGATCTGCCGGCTCTTCAGCAGATTGCGCACGCGCTCCACGAGCCCCGCCCGGTACCAGGTCTTCTGGTACGGAAACAGATCCTCCATGAACGCCTCGACGAGCTTCTCCTGCTGCTCATCGCTGATCGCATTGCGCGTCGGCACCTTCTTCGGCGCCTTGTTCCGGTTCGCGACCTTCGGGTTCAGATCCGCCTCAGTGCCGCCGCCGCGGTACCGCTGCACGCGTGCCAGCCGCTCCACCTGGCGGCCGAGCAGATCGATCTCCTTGAAGTCGCGCCCATCCTTCTCGGGCTTCGCGATCAGCTGCTGGATGCGTGCTTCGAGCGAAGCCTCGACGCGGTCGATCGGATCGCTCGCATCCCACGCATCGCGCCGCTTCCACGAATGGATCGTCGAAGCCTTCTGGTCCAGATGCTCGGCGATGCGCGCAACGCGCCAGCCCTGCCAGTACAGGTCACGGGCGCGGCGGCGTGGGTCGAGTTCGGATTCGATCGAAGCGAGCATGGCGGCATGCTGCCGCCGCGCGCGCGCAAAAATCGGCCTCGCCTGTTGTGACGACGAATGACACAACCAATCCGTCGAAAACAACAACGGGCGTTAGCCTTGGCCGCCAGATGGCGACAAGAGCGGTCATCGCCGGACGCAATGTCTGCCACCGTATGCGTCCCTACGCGCGAAGCCTAAAAGTTCGCCCGCACCGATAAAAAAACTATTCCTAATCACATGCGCGGGGAATTGCCCAAGTCATGTCAGGGCGATAAAAGTCCAGAAATGCGGGAGTTCCAGCCGACCCGTCCTGGGTAACCATCGCAGATACTTCCGGGTTACCGTCGTATGCGAGCGGCAACGATTCGAGACTCTTATACCCGGACGGATATTCCGGCACAAAGACTGCGACGCGATACTTTAGATTTGGGTAGAGGTTCTTCTGAAAGTCCTGAACGGGCGGGCCTATGAAAAACGCGGTTCGGACGGCATCCCAAGCTGCAGCGCTATTCGATGGAATGGTGGATCCAGCGTTGCCAAGCGATGTGGGAGGCAATGGTGATCCATAGCCATATCGGGCAGCCCCCCAACTAATGTAGAAGCGGCCCGAGTCGTAATGGAACCCGTTCAGTGCTGTACCTTGGACGTCGATCGAGCAGATGTCGAACACGGCCCAAAAACTTCCTTGCGGACCGAAGAGATCGATGTTCGGAAGTTGGAATCTGGTGACGTTGGCCACATGGGCGTATTTGATCCAGACCTGCCTGTGCAATTTATCTACGACGCTTGCTTGCTGCGTAGGAGACGGTGGACACCCCTGAAGAAGCGGAGCCACCAATAGGATTGAACAGATCACGTGGATAAAGCGCGCACGATAGTTGAGCATTACCCCTTCCCCCCGCGTCAATTGAGATACCCACTTGATCACCTCAAAAGCCTTGCGAGTCGCGCTATCCGCGCTCACGCTGTGAACCAGCGTAGTCGACCGCTTGATGAAAGCTAGTCAGATCACATAGCTGATGAGCCTATACGATCGCCTGCTGTACAAGTGAGAAGCATTCTCGTGAGCGATCCCGCGGTATTGCCAACCTGCCTCCACGCCAATCGGGCACCACACAGCTCGGAAGACGCGACGCTTGTTGTCCCTCGCCCCTCACAACCACCCCGCATTGCCCCCTCCCCGCGCCCGCGCCGACCATGCGTCCTAACACCCCAGCCCCACTGGGCATTAGGACACCGACATGGCAAAGAGCAGGTTTTTCCGCGTGGCCACCGCAGGCGCCACCACTGACGGGCGCACCATCTCGCGCGACTGGATCGCGCAGATGGCTCGCAACTACAACCCGAAGACCTACGGCGCGCGCATCAACCTCGAACACCTGCGCGGCATCCTGCCGGACGGTCCCTTCAAGGCCTACGGCGACGTCGTAGCCCTCAAGGCCGAGGAGCTCGACGGCAAGCTCACGCTCCTCGCGCAGATCGACCCCACCACCGACCTGGTCGAGCTCGCCAAGAAGCGCCAGAAGATCTACACATCGATGGAAGTCGACGCCGACTTCGCCGGCACCGGCGAGGCCTACCTCGTCGGTCTCGCCATCACCGACAGCCCCGCCTCGCTCGGCACCGACATGCTGCAGTTCTGCGCGCAGGCCAAGACCCACCCCTACGCGGACCGCAAGCAGCGCCCCGAAAACCTCTTCTCCGAAGCCATCGAGTTCGTGCTCGAGCTCGAAGCCGAACCGCAGCCCACCGACGAAGGCCGCAGCCTCTTCGCCAAGGTGAAGGAACTGCTCACCGGCAAGACAAAGCAGGACGCCGAGCGCCTGGACGACACCGCCCGCGCCGTCGAAACCATCGCCGAAAGCCAGCGCGATCTCCTCGACCAGTTCGCCACGCTCAAGCACGCCCACGTCGAAGCCGAAGCCGCGCTCGCAAAGCTCACCCAGGCACAGACAGAAGGCGCCACCGCCTTCGCCCAGCTGCGCGACGAACTCGCCGCCACCGACAAGCACAGCACGCGTCGCCCCGCAGCCACCGGTGCAGGCGCCCCCGTCGTCACCGACTGCTGAACGCCAGCAAGAAGCCGCGCCCCCACCCCGAACACGGAGCACCCCATGCGCAACGAAACCCGCTTGGCGTTCAACGCCTACCTCGACCAGATCGCGCGCCTCAACGGCGTCCCCGCGGCCAACGAAAAGTTCACCGTCGCGCCGACCATCCAGCAGAAGCTGGAAAACAAGATGCAGGAGAGCAGCGACTTCCTCCGCCGCATCAACATCGTCGGCGTCATCGAACAGCAAGGCGCCAAGCTCGGTCTCGGCGTCGGCAGCCCCATCGCCGGCACCACGGACACCACCAAGCAGGACCGCCAGACCACCGACCCCACCACGCTCGACGAGCGCGGCTACATCTGCCTGCAGACCAACGCCGACACCCACATCACCTACGCCAAGCTCGACATGTGGGCCAAGTTCCCCGACTTCCAGACGCGCATCCGCAACGTCATCCTCAAGCGCCAGGCGCTCGACCGAATGATGATCGGCTTCAACGGCGTCTCGCGCGTCGCCACGTCTGACCGCGCCGCCAATCCGCTGCTGCAGGACGTCAACATCGGCTGGCTCGAAAAGTACCGCGTCGAAGCCCCCGAACGCGTCCTCACCGAAATCGCGCAGGACACCGGCAAGATCCTGATCGGCGAGAACGTCGACAAGGCCCACGGCTACAAGAACCTCGACGCGCTGGTCTTCGACGCGGTGAACAACCTCATCGAACCCTGGTACCGCGAAGACACCGAGCTCGTCGCCATCCTTGGCCGCGACCTCCTCGCCGACAAGTACTTCCCCCTCGTCAACGCCAACCACGAACCCACCGAGACGCTCGCCGCCGACCTCATCCTCAGCCAGAAGCGCGTCGGGGGGCTCCCCGCCGTGCGCGTGCCCTTCGTCCCCGCCGGCACGATGATCATCACGCGGCTCGACAACCTCTCGATCTACTACCAGGAAGGCGCGCGCCGGCGCACCGTCGTCGACAACGCCCGCCGCGACCGCATCGAGAACTTCGAATCGAGCAACGACGCCTACGTCATCGAGGACTACGGCATGGGCTGCGTCATCGAGCACATCGAGTTCGCAGCGGCCGCCTGACCATGCCCAGCCCCGCCCAGGCGCACTACCTGCGCCACATCGCCGCGAAGGAAGCCGCGCAAGCGGCCCCCGACGCGGCGATGGAAAACGCCACCGGCTACGAGCTCATGCTCGCCAAGCTCGCGCAGGACCGCCGGCGCCTCAAGGACATCCAGTCCATCGCGCGCAAGGTCGACGTCAAGCGCGAGCTCCTGCCCGACTACGCCCCGTGGGTCGACGGCGTGCTCGCCGCCGGCCGCGGCGCGCAGGACGACGTGCTCATGACGATCCTCGTGTGGCGCATCGACACGGGCGACTTCGCGGGCGCCCTGGCGATCGCCACCTACGCCCTCAAACATCGCCTCACGCTGCCGGACCAGTACCAGCGCACGCTCGCGTGTCTGCTGGCCGAAGAGTTCGCCGACACCGCCGTGCACGCACGCGAAGCCGGCACGCCCGTCGACGTGCCAAGCCTCATCGCGATCGAAGCACTCACGCGCAGCGAGGACATGCCCGACGAAGTGCGCGCCAAGCTCCACAAGGCACTCGGCTACGTGCAGATGGACACCGACAAGCCCGCCGCGCTCGAAGCGCTCCGCCGTGCGCGCGAGCTGCACGACAAGGTCGGCGTCAAGAAAGACATCGAGCGCCTCGAGCGCGAGATCAGGAACGCAGCCACTGGCTGACCACAGAGCGTGACCACGCGCCGGGCGGCACGGGGCCGCGGTGAGGGTTCCTTCTCCTCCCTCCACCAAAGCCCCGTCCACCGCCCACCCGAACGAGGACCCGCCATGAGCTTCATCGCCACCGAAGACACCGCCACGCCGCTCCCCGACACGCTCGCCAACGCCAGCTTCTACCCGGACATCGACCTGCAGGACCTGCGCGACGCCATGCGGCTGGACGGTACTGTCACGCCCGCGCGCCTGCGCCACGCCGCCGTCGAGGCCACCGCCAGCGTCAACGACGAACTGCGCGCCTGGCGCCTCACGCAACAGAACGCAGGCCACGCGCGGCTCGCCGACGTCCCCGCCGAGAAGATCGACGACGACACCGTCCTCGTCGCACGCTATCTCCGCGCCGTGTACTGCCTCACCAAGGCCAATCTCACCGAACGCTATCGGGACTTCGATGCCACGCACGACGGTCACGCCCGCGCCGCCGAGCTCGAATCCCCCATCGACGACCTGCGCCGCGACGCCCGCTGGGCCATCACCGACATCCTCGGCACGCGCCGCACCTCCGTGGAGCTCATCTGATGCGCGTGCGCGCCCAACAGGGCGACACGCTCGACGCCCTCTGCTGGCGCCACTACGGCACCACCACCGTGCTCGAGCAGGTGCTCGAAGCGAACCCTGGCCTCGCCGACCTCGGCGCCGTCCTCCCGCACGGCACGGAAGTCGAACTTCCAGACCTTACCGCCACCGCGCAGGCGCGCACCGCGCCCACCGTCCAGCTCTGGGACTGACAGGAAAGCCGCATGGAGCCCACCAAAGACAGCGCAGCCGCCAGCCACGGCTGGCACCTCGACAAGACGATCGGCGTCACGCACCTCATCACCACGCTCACGATCGCCGGCGGCGTGCTCGCCTGGGCCAACACCGTCGACAAGCGCCTCTCGCTGCTCGAAGTCGAACAGCAACACCAGCACCAGACCGACGAACACCAGGACACCCTGCTTCGCGAAAGCATCGCCGCCATCCGCGACACGCTGCGCGAAATGAAAGAAACCATGAACCGCATCGACGACCGCACAAGGAGCCGCTGACATGCTCGAACGCCTCAGAACCTACCGCTTCTGGGTCATGTGGATGGCCGCACTCGCCGTCATCCTCTGGTACTGGACCACCGACCCCTTCAACGGACGCGACACCACCATGCGCCTGCAATCGCTCGCTTGGGTTGTCGTCTTCGCCGGCCCCGCCTACTGGCTGCGCCGCGCGTTTGCCGACGCGGCGAGTGGTCGCACCGCGTATGCCGAAGCCATGAAGGGCAATGTCGCGGCGGCAATCGTCTATGCCGCGCTCTGCCTCATGGCGGCCGTGCTCTTCCTCGCAGTCGCAGTCGTGGGCCGCGCGAACGCAGCAGAGCCACCCGCCGCCGCACGCGCACTCCTTCCGGTGTTGCATGAAGAACAGATCCGCCTGTGGCCCAATCACCCAGCGCCGGCGGTGCTCGGCGCGCTCGTCGAACAGGAAACCTGCCCCAGCCTCACGCACCCGAAGTGCTGGTCACCGCGCGCGGAACTCAAGACCACACGCGAACTCGGCTTCGGCCTCGGCCAGGTCACCGTCGCCTACCGTGCGGACGGCAGCGAACGCTTCAACCGCCGGGCGGAACTGCGGCGCGAACACCGCGCCGAGCTCGCCGCCTGGTCGTGGACCGCGCGCTACGACGCCCGCTTCCAGTTGCGCGCCCTCGTGCTCGACAACCGCAGCTGCTACGGCTGGGCCAGCCACCTCGTCGGAACCGGCGAAGAGGCACTCGCCTTTTGCGACGCCGCCTACAACGGCGGCCGCACCGGCGTGCTCGCCGACATGCGCGTCTGCGGCGCCACGCCCGGCTGCAACCCCCTGCGCTGGTTCGGCCACGTCGAACACACCAGCACCAAAAGTCGCGCCCGCTGGCAGGGCTACGGCGCCAGCCCCTTCGACATCAACCGTACCCACGTGCGCAACGTCATGATCGTCCGCCGCCCGCGCTACGTCGCCGCCCTCGGAGCACCCGCGTGATCGCAACGCCCATCGTGCCCGCCGGCTGCTCGTGGCTCGCACGCGCCGTCTCGGCCGTGCTCATCGCAGCCGCACTTCTCGCCGTCGGCTGGCTCTACGGCGCCCAGCACGTGCAGGACGCGTGGGACGCCGATCGCCGGCAGCAGAGCGAGCACGTCGCCACCGTTAAAACGCGCCAGGCCGACGCCACCATCCAGGTCGTCACCCAGTACGTCGACCGCCTGCGCACCGTGCGCATCGCCGGCGAAACCCTCGTGAAGGAAGTCCCCGTCTATGTCCCGCTGGATACCGCTCCTCTGCCTGGCGGCTGGCGCCTGCTCCACGACGCCGCCGCCCGCGCAGAGCTTCCCGACCCCGCCGCAAGCGCTGATGCAGCGCCCGTCCCCGCTCAAGACGCTGCCGCCACCGTCGCCGGCAACTACCTCGCCTGCCATGAACAGGCAGAACAACTGACCGCCCTGCAGGACTGGGCCACCCGCCAGATCGAGGCCGCCCGATGAAGAAGCCCGCGAGCCTGCGCGCCACGCTCACCGCCGCCGTGCCGCACCTGAAGCGCAACCCCGACGCGCTCCACATCTTCCTCGACGAAGGCCGCGTCATCGCCACGGGCGCGCCATCGCTCTCGTTCGAATACCAGTACGTGCTCAACGTCATCGTCACCGACTACAGCGACCACGCCGACACCCTCATCGTCCCCATCCTCGGCTGGCTGCGCCGCAACCAGATCGAACTGCTCCTCAACCCCGAACGCGGCCGCGACGGCTTCCGCTTCGAAGCGGACATCCTCAACCACACCACGCTCGACCTCTCCATCAAGCTCACGCTCACCGAACGCGTCGTCGTAGCGGAAGGCGATGGCAAGCTCACCGTCACCCACTGCGACGAGCCGCCCGACATTCTTGAAAGCATGGAATTCCTGGTGAAGGGCGAACCGGCGTGAGCCAGGACCTGCACGAGCTCGAAGCCTGGGCCCTTGCGCTGATCGCGCGCCTCACGCCGGCGGCGCGCCGCACGCTGGCGCGGGAGATTGCGAACACGCTGCGTGCGAGTCAGCAGCAGCGCATCGCCGCGCAGCTCAATCCTGACGGCACGCCCTACGTGCCGCGCAAGCCGCAGCTGCGAAAGAAGGCCGGGCGCATTCGGCGGACGATGTTCGCGAAGTTGCGCACGGCACGGTTCCTGAAGATGGATTCGCGTTCGGATGCCGCAATCGTTGGCTTTGGCGTTCAGGTCGCACGGATCGCTCGAGTTCACCAGCAGGGCCTGCGCGATCGCGTACAGCCCATCGGGCCGTACTGCCACTATCCGGCTCGGCAGCTGCTCGGTCTTGCGAAAGCCGATCGCGAAGCCGTCGAGACGCTCTTACTCGAACACGTTCAGCGCGTCGGCTGATGTTTTGTTGTTGTTGCGAATCGGCGTTTTCGTCTAAATTGCCGGAACAACTATCGTCTCCTGTGGAGCTGCGGTCTTTTTGATGCGATAGCTTCCGGCGACGGCACGTCATGTCCCACTTGCGAGGCGTTCGTTCTAGGCCACACAGTGTGGCGATCGCAGCGAGTATTGGCGCTCGTGCAACAGCACGAGATAAGTATCGAGACTACTGATAATCATGCGCTTTCAACCGGTTCAGCTCGGATTCGCATTTCTTACCGTCTTCGCGGTCACATTCTTCATCCTCGATCCAGACGTTCTGACGCAGGCCGTCCGCATACCGGTGTTTGCCGCCGCGGCCGCACTGCTCGCAGCCATTGCAACAAAGGCGGCAGCGGACTACCTAGGCGCGCGGATCAGACCACTCAGTCTCACGGGCACGGAGGTGGAACTTGAAAGCCCCGCGCCGGACTTTGGCAACCTCGAGGTCGAGGATCTGAAAAGCCAACTGGACGAGCTGAAACGACTGGTAACCAACATCGGCACCAACGGATCTAGGGAGATATCCGAGCAGATGAGAGCCTCTCTGGCCGAAGGAGCGGTTGACGACCTCGTCGCTGAACTGAAGCGCAAGCTATCGTCCGACGATCATGTCAGACGAATGAGAGTCTCGATTACTAGCGCATTCGGTGGTGCCGCTCAGCGACTGTCGAACGAGGTAGAAATGCTTCGCGATAGGGCAAATCTGAATATGCTTGTGGGGTGCTTTATCGCGCTTTTTGGAGCTGGCGTGCTAACTCTCGTCCTATTTCTATCGGACGCCAAGTTCGCAAACCTGACCGATCTAGTGCTGCACATGGTGCCCAGATTCTCCATTGTCGTGCTTATCGAACTATTCGCCTATTTCTTTCTTTCGATGTATCGCGCGAATCTTACCGAGATCCGGTATTACCAAAACGAGATCACAACCATCGACCTGAGAAGAGCAGGCACCCTAGTGGCCATACTGTCACCAGCGTCCGAGGCGGTATTCAAGGACCTGATCGGCACTGATAGGAACGGAGTGCTGAAGTCGGATCAAACCACGCAGGAACTTGAGAGGCTTCGAATCGAGAGCGCATCAATGAAGCACGCGCTGGAGACGGTTGGATCCTTCTTCACGCGAAAGAAATAGTCTTATGAAGTTCCCAGAAATTCGATACATCGGATCGTTTCAGCGTGGCCATGTATTCCTGTCATCTGATGCACTTCGCGATGTGTGGCGCCGCATCGAGCGTGAAGGAACTTACGAGCAAGTCTCGAGAATCTGCATTCCCAAAGGATACCCAGATGAGGTCGCACGCGAGGCCAGTCTGAAGTTTAGACAGGCGGTTGAATTGCGGAAGGCATCCAGCGGAACGTCAATGCTGACGCGGCCTCTGCTTCTCTACTATGCAGTGCTAAATCTGGTACGCGGAACGATGTTGCCGTGGTTTGGAACGCAAGGGAAAGCAACTCATGGGCTGCGTTTTGAATCCGGCCCGACGCTTCTGGAGTGCGGCGCAAGGATTGGAAAAAGTGGGACATTCCGATCCTTCGCACGCGGGGTCGGCTTTGATGACGAACTCACCGCCGAAGACCGAGTCTACAAATTGCGCGATCTCTTTTCATTGATCCCTGAAATGCTCGGGGATTTCCCCTTACTGGAGGCAGGTTATCCGCCCTTGGCTAGAGTTACGGTAGATGCCGTAATTCAAGGCCCGCTTCGGTTGATCTATGCATGCCAATGGATCAATCAGGAAGTCTTCGCTGCGCACTGGACCGAGTATTTCCATTGGTTCCAGGAGGACTTTACCCTCGACGAAAATCAACCATATACGCTTCTTTGGAGGCAGGAAAAACCCACTGAAGACCAGATTCAAGATTTAGTTTCCAAGCGACTGATTCGTGATCTGCGGTATAGGCAAGATCCGGTATGGTTTGATCACATTTCCGATGGCACCGTCGGACTCCTTCCTCGTCAGCTCGCATATTTTTGCGCACTGTTCATTCTCTCTAATGTGTCACGCTACGAACCGCAGTACCTTCAGGAGCCCGCGGCCAATCTAAATGCGCTTGGGTTCTTTCTCGACTCCTTTCTCGACAACGCGGAGCGCTACTTTCCTCAGCTGATGCTGGACATAATGTACGGAGGACCGGTGTTCTTCTCCGCCTAGCGACGGAGTCCCTACGACCCAAGGACTTCGTTGTACCGTGCTGCGCACAACCCGTCAGGCATGCCTCAGTTTCGCCCACGCGGCATCCTCGCCGCATGGACCTCGCGCCCGACCACGCCCGCCGCATTGAAAGCCTGATCCGCCTCGGCACCGTTGCCGAGGTCGATCACGCGCGCGCCCGCTGCCGCGTCACCAGCGGCAGCCTCACCACCGACTGGCTCCCCTGGCTCGCCCTGCGCGCCGGCACCACCCGCACCTGGAACCCGCCCACCGTCGGCGAGCAGGTGCTCGTGCTCTCCCCCAGCGGCGAAACAGCCGCCGGCGTGGTGCTGATCGGCATCTATTCCGACACCGCCAAGCCGCCGAGCAACGAGCCAGCCGAAGACGTCCGCCTCTACCCGGACGGCGCCCGTATCCGCTACAACCACGCCACCGGCGCGCTCGAAGCCACGGGTGTCAAAACCGCCCTGGTGCAGGCCTCCGGCCACTGCACGCTCGACACCCCGCTCACCACCATCACTGGCGACCTGGTCGTCGAAGGCAAGGCCACGGTGAGGGGCCTCTTCACCTATCTGGCCGGCCTCGCCGGATACGGCACCGGTCAGGCCACCACCGTCATCATCGGCCCGCTCACGCAGTCCGATGGCGCGCTCAGTTCCAACGGCATCGTCCTGCACGCTCACACCCACGGCGGCGTCAAGGCGGGCAGTGACAGCACGGCGGGCCCGCAATGACCTACACCGGCATGCACGCCAGCTCCGGCCGCGCCATCACCGAGCTGGACCACATCCGCCAGTCCGTCGTCGACATCCTGCTCACGCCGCTGGGCAGCCGCATCATGCGGCGCGACTACGGCTCCCTGCTGCCCGAACTCATCGACCAGCCGCTCAACCCCACCACGCGCCTGCAGGCCATGTCCGCAATCGTCATGGCGCTGCTGCGCTGGGAACCACGCCTACGCCCCTCGCGCGTCGATCTCACCCTCGGCACCGAGCCCGGCAGCCTCACGCTCGAACTCGCCGCAACGCTCGCCACAGGTTCGCTTGCCGGCCAGGCCATCAACCTCACCGTGCCGCTCACCGGGGGGCTCGTATGAGCGCCATCGTCGACCTCGCCCAGCTCCCGGCGCCCGCCGTAGTCGAATCGCTCGACTACGAAAGCCTGCTCGCTGAGCGCAAGGCCGCCCTGCTCGCCCTCGTGCCCGAAGCGGATCGCGCCGCTGTGGAAGCCGCGCTCGCGCTCGAATCCGAACCGCTCTCCAAGCTCCTGCAGGAAAACGTCTATCGCGAACTCGTGCTGCGCCAGCGCATCAACGAAGCCACGCAGGCCGTCATGCTGGCCTACGCCACCGGCACCGACCTCGACCAGATCGCAGCCAACTGCAACGTGACGCGCTTCCTCATCACGCCCGCCAACACGAACGTCGTCCCGCCCACGTCCGCCGTGTGGGAAGCGGACGCCGACCTGCGCATCCGCGTCCAGCAGGCCTTCGAAGGCCTCTCCGTCGCCGGCCCGCGCGGCGCCTACGTCTTCCACGCCCGTGGCGCCGACGCACGCGTGGCGGATGCCTCCGCCATCAGCCCTGCGCCGGCAGAGGTGGTGGTCACCGTGCTCGCCCGCGATGGCGACGGCGCCGCCCCGCAGGAACTCGTCGACATCGTCGCCGCCGCCCTGAATGACGAATGGATCCGCCCCGTCGCCGACCGGCTCACCGTGCAGTCCGTTCAGGTCGCGCCCTACACCATCGACGCCGCGCTCTACATCTACCCCGGCCCCGAATCGGAACCCATCCGGCAGGCCGCCATCGCGCGCCTCATCGCATACGTGCAGGCCCAGCGCCGGCTCGGCCGCGACATCCGGCGCAGCGCCGTCATCGCAGCACTGCACGCACCTGGCGTGCAGCGCGTCGAACTCACCCAGCCCAGTGAGGACATCGTTCTCGACGAAACCCAAGCGGGCTACTGCACCGGCTACACCGTCACCGTAGGCGGCTATGACGACTGACTTGCTACCGCCTTCCGCCACGTCGCTCGAACGCGCCATCGCCCGCGCGCTCGCCGCCGCGCACGACTTGCCCGTGCCGCTGCGCAACGTCTGGAGCTCGGCCGCGTGTCCCGCCAACGCCCTGCCCTTCCTCGCCTGGGCACGCTCGGTCGACTGGTGGAACGAAGCGTGGCCCGAAGCCACCAAGCGCGCCGTCATCGAAGCCGCCTTCGAGGTCCATCGCAAGAAGGGCACGCTCGGCGCGCTGCGCCGCGTCGTCGCACCGTTCGGCTACACGCTCACCGTGCGTGAGTGGTGGCAAACCGAACCCCCCGGCCCGCGCGGCACCTTCGAACTCGAAATCCACCTCGAAGGCCGCCCGCTCGCCGCATCCGATTCCGCCGAGATCGAGCGCCTGATTGATGAGACGCGCCCGCTCACGCGTCACCCGGCCACGATCGGCTTCCGCACCGAAACGCGCGGTGCCACTGCATCCGCTGCCCTCACGCTCACTGGCGAAACCATCACCGTCCTGCCGTTCGCGCCACCCCTCGCCACGACTGCCGGCGGCCCGTACGCCATCGCAGCCGTCCACGCCGACGAGTCCGTCGACATCCATCCACTTCACTGACCTCGCCACCATGCAGAACGAGTTCTTCACGATCCTCACCGCATACGGCCTCGCCCGCGACGCCGCCTACCGGCAAGGCGGCGCCTCCACGCCGCTGCTGACCATGGCTGTCGGCGACGGCGGCGGCGCCCCCGTCGTGCCCAGCGAAGCGCAGACCGCGCTCGTCCGTGAGGTCTACCGTGCCCCCATCACCGACTGCACGCGTGACTCCGCCAACCCCGGCTGCGTCATCGCCGAACTCACCATCCCCGCCGACGTCGGCGGCTGGACTGCGCAGGAAGTCGGCATCTATGACGACACCGGTGCGCTTTACGCCGTCGGCAACCTGCCCGCCACCTTCAAGCCGGCGCCGGCGAGCGGCGCGAGCAAGCAGCTCACGCTGCGCATGTACCTCGCCACCAGCAACGCGGCGAGCATCATCATCATCGTTGATCCCAACCTCAACCTCCCCACGCGCCAGTGGGTGCTCGACCAGATCGGCGGCGCCGGCGCCGATGCCGACTTCGTTCTCACCTTCGAATCCGAACTCGGCCAGCCGGCCGGCGCGATCGATGGCGGCATCACCTGGTCACTCGGCACCGTACCCCCGCATCGCCACGACGCCGACGACATCGACAGCGCACTCGCCGATCCCGTCTCCAGCTTCGACACGGCCGCGCAGTAAAGGAACCGCATGTCCCTCGCCACCCAAGTCTCCGCGCTCGCCACGCGCGTCGGCGCCGCCATCAAGAGCCTCACCGCCGACGTCGGCGACAAGGCCGCGCTCACCACCGCCGCCAAGGGCAGCCTCGTCGCCGCCATCAACGAAGTGAAGGCCGGCGCGCTCGCCACTTCGCAGAAAGGTGCCGCCGGCGGCGTCGCCACGCTCGACGGCAACGGCAAGGTGCCCGCCAACCAGATCCCCGCCACGGCGATCGTCGATACCTTCGTCGTGTCCTCTCAGGCCGAGATGCTCGCGCTTGCCGCGGCTGAGGTCGGCGACATCGCCATCCGCACGGACCTGAACCAGACCTTCATCCTCAAGGCCACCGGCTACGCCGCGCTCGCCAACTGGCAGCAGCTGCTCACACCCACGCAGGCGGTGTCCAGCGTCAACGGCAAGACCGGCGCCATCACGCTCGCCCTCGGTGACATCGCCGGCCTGCAAGCCGCGCTCGATGCCGCCGCCACGCGCGCCGACGTGGGCGACGCCGCCACCGACTTCGTCGCCTCATTCAACGCCGCGCTCGCATAGCGCACCAGGAGCCCGCATGTCCCTCGTCGCACAGATCGACAAGCTCGCCAAACGCGTCGCGCAGCAATTCAACGCCGCAGCCGCCGCCACCGCACAACAGGTCGGCGCCCTGTCGGCCACCACCGCGCTGCAGTTCAACGCGCAGGCCGCCGCCATCGCCGCGCAGGCCATCACCTCCGGTGCCAACTGGGTGCGCCTGCCGACCGGCCTCATCCTGCAATGGGGTCGATTCGATACCGAAACCCTCAACATTCAGTACCGCGGCAACGGCTACTTCAGTGCCTTCGTGCCCTTCAACGTCGCCTTCCCCAACCGCACGCTCAACGTCTTCATCCAGCGCACGCTCGAAGACGGCGGCGCGCTCGAATTTGGCACGGGCGACGGTACAGCCACCGTCGACGAAAACGCCGGCGTCAGCCGCGCCGGTTTCAGCATGCTCTTCGAGGACGACGCCGCCGGCCGAAACCTCTTCTACTGGTTCGCCCTCGGGCAATAGGAGGCACTGTGTTCCTTACCACTGACGCCGCCGGCAACCCCACCGGCTACTACCCCGACGAGGATGCGGCCCTGCCGCCCGCCGCCATTCCGATCGACGACGCCACCTACCGCGCGCTGCTCGCCGGCGGCCGCCGCTTCGTCAACGGCGAAGTCATCGCCTTCACGCCGCCCGCGCTCGGCCTCGCCGACGTCCAACAGCGCAACCTCACGCGCATCGATGCCGCGGCGGACGCCGCGCGGCTCGCCGTCGCCGGCGACCCGGTGCGTGTTGTCGAATACCAGACCGCCGAGCGAGAAGCCGCGGCATTCCGCGACGCCGGCTTCGATGGCGCCGTGCCGCCCACCGTGCAAAGCTGGGCCGAAGCCAAAGACTGGACGCCGCGCGCCGCTGCCGAAGATATCCTGCGCGAAGCTGCCGCCTGGACGCAGGCGCTGCTCGCCCTGCGGGACATCCGACTGAAGGCGAAGGAAGGCGTGCGCACCTGTGCCGACATCGAGGCCGCCGACGCGATCACCGCCGGCGCGCTCGACGCCATCGCCGCCGTCCGCCGTGCGGCGGCCGCCACCTGAGGCGCCCGCCATGCACCTCGCGTTCTACAAAGCCCCCGGCACCGTCTTCGACAAACTCATCCGGCTCGTCACGCGCTCGCCCTACTCGCATGTCGAGCTCGTCCTGGGCAACGCCGGCGACGGCACCTTCGTCTGTGGCTCATCCAGCCCACGCGACGGCGGCGTGCGCATCAAAACCATGTCACTGCCCGCCGACCGCTGGGACCTTGCGCCCATCGCCGGCGATGCCGCCACCGCCCTGCATTGGTTCGAGCAGCATCGCGGCGAGCCCTACGACTGGCTCGGCGTCCTGCGCTTCGTGCTGCCCTGGGTCGGTCAGTCGCCCCGCGCCTGGTTCTGTTCCGAGGCCTGCCTCGCTGCGCTGGGGCTGCGCGAACCGTGGCGATTCAACCCCGCCGACTGCGCGGCGCTCGCCCCCGCCCTCACGCTCAACTGAATCCGCTCACCGCGGCTTCGCCTCCCACTCGCGGCCCGCCAATGCGGGCCGCAACACATTCCCCTCACACAAACGCATGGAAGCAACCCCAATCATCCCGTGGCTGGGCGGCAAGCGTCGCCTGGCCGATCGCCTCATTCCCCTCTTTCCCGCACACGACTGCTACGTCGAACTCTTCGCCGGCGGCGCCGCACTCTTCTTCCTGCGGCCCCAGCCCGCGCGCTGCGAAGTGCTCAACGACATCAATGGCGAACTGGTGAACCTGTATCGCGTTGTCCAGCACCACCTCGAAGAGTTCGTGCGCCAGTTCAAGTGGGCGCTGTCCTCACGCCAGGTGTTTCGCTGGGAACAGGAAAAGCGCCCCGAAACGCTCACCGACATCCAGCGCGCCGCGCGCTTCTACTACCTGCAGCACCACGCCTTCGGCGGCCGTGTCGCGGGGCAGACCTTCGGCACTGCCACCACTGCGCGCCCGATCAACCTGTGCCGCATCGAAGAGAGCCTGTCGATGGCGCATCTGCGCCTGTCCGGCACCTTCGTGGAGAACCTGCCCTGGGCCGAGTGCCTCGCGCGCTACGATCGGCCGCACACCTTCTTCTACGCGGATCCGCCCTACTGGCAGACCGAAGGCTACGGCGTGCCCTTCGAGTGGTCGGAATACGAGCGGCTCGCCGAGGCGATGGCGAGCGCAAAGGGCAAGGTCATGCTGTCGATCAACGACCACCCGGACATCCGCGCGCGGTTCGCGGACTTCCACCTACTTGAGCTCGACATCAAGTACTCGGTGGGCAACCGCCTGAACGACGTGAAAACGAGTCAGGAGCTTGTGATCACCAACTGGAATACGAACGCCTTTGAAAGCCTGTTCTAAACGGAACAGCAGGCCGACAGACTGCAGCCCGGCCCGGTTGACCTAACTGCGTGGTTCATCGGAATTCTCCGTAGCAGGTGGTGTGTTTGCCACAAACTATGTAAGCCCCCGACGCGGGTGGCTACGACGATCCTTCCTAAGCCACGAAGAATATGAAGATGAAGATATCTGACGCAAAGAAACGCATCGCAAGGCAACGACTCATCGCGGTTGCCATCATGGCAATCGCTGCGCTCTTTCTCGCATGTTCTGGACTCAAGAGCATCTACTTCGCCCTCCAGGGCGACACGACTGCCCTCTCGACGTTAACTCAAGCGCTTCAGCGGCTGGTCTACGCCATCTATGAACGGACGCAGTTCGTCGCATGGTTTTGGGAGTGGGCGCCCGTTATCAACACAAAGGAGCCGAATACAGCCGGTAATTTTGGCTTTCTTTTTGTGGTCGTCTGCGGGTTCATTGGGCGCGACATTTGGGATAGCGCATCGACTTTGTCGTCACGGGTCAAGAAGACCATCAAACGAGTTGAAGAGTCCGGTTGGGAAGAAGAACTCGCGGGCCAGCCGCGCCCCATTGCAGGTACCAAACCCGATGTACTTCAAATCAACATTGAAGTCGGCAAGGACGACGAGTGGTTCAAGCGCCCGTTCGGTCTGGTCCTGCTCGGGGTTGCAATCGCAGTCCTAGGACAGTGGGCAAATTTGAAGTTCGGGCTTATCAAGCCGTGACACCGGCCTCCTGAGCGGATCATGTTGTGCCGCCACGCGGCACAACATCCCCTAGCTGCCCCCGCCGCGCGCGCGCGGCATCCTCGTCTCCGCCTGCTCATCTCCGGAGACACCCCGCATGCCCACCGACTATCACCACGGCGTACGCGTCGTGGAAATCAACGAAGGCACGCGTCCGATCCGCACTGTTGCCACCGCCATCATCGGCCTGGTGGCGACCGCGCCGGACGCTGACGCCACCGCCTTTCCGCTCAACACCCCCGTCCTCGTCACCAACGTCCTCGCCGCCATCGGCCGGGCCGGCACGCAGGGCACGCTCGCCAAGTCGCTCGACGCCATCTCGGACCAGACCAACCCCATGATGGTCATCGTCCGCGTCGAGGAAGGCGCGGACGAGGCAGAGACCACCAGCAACGTCATCGGCACCGTCACGCCGGCCGGCAAGTACACCGGCATGAAGGCGCTGCTCGCCGCCCAGGCACAGCTCGCCGTGAAGCCGCGCGTGCTCGGTGCACCGGGCCTCGACAACCAGGCCGTGGCCAGCGAACTCGCCGCACTCGCGCAGCAGCTGCGCGGCTTCGCCTACGTCACCGCGTGGGAATGCTCCACCAAGGAAGAAGCCGTTGCCTATCGCGACAACTTCGGCCAGCGCGAGCTTATGGTCATCTGGCCCGACTTCATCGCCTGGGACACCACCGAGAACGCCGCCAGCAACGCGTTTGCCACCGCCCGCGCGCTCGGCCTGCGCGCCAAGCTCGACGAAGAAGTCGGCTGGCACAAGACGCTGTCGAACATCCCGGTCAACGGCGTCACCGGCCTCTCGCACGACATCTTCTGGGACCTGCAGAACCCGAACACCGACGCTGGCTACCTGAACGCCAACGAAGTCACCACGCTCATCAACAGCTCGGGCTTCCGCTTCTGGGGCTCGCGCACCTGTAGCGACGATCCGCTCTTCGCGTTCGAGAACTACACCCGCACCGCACAGGTGATCGCCGACACCATGGCCGAAGCGCACATGTGGGCGGTGGACAAACCGATGCACGCGAGCCTGGTGAAGGACATCCTCGAAGGCATCAACGCCAAGTTCCGCGAATGGAAGTCGCTCGGCTACATCATCGACGGCACGGCCTGGTACGACGACACCATCAACAGCGCCACCACGCTCAAGGACGGCAAGCTCTACATCGACTACGACTACACGCCGGTACCGCCGCTGGAAAACCTCATGTTCCGCCAGCGCATCACCGACCGTTACCTCGTCGACTTCGCCGCCGCCATCAACAGCTGACCCCGCGCGGGCCGGCCGCGGCTGGCCCGCCATGAACGAGTAAGGAATCGAACATGGCATTGCCTCGTACCCTGAAGAATTTCAACGTCTTCGTCGATGGCGTGAGCTTCGTTGGCGTGGCCACGGAAGTGGGCCTGCCCAAGCTCTCGCGCAAGATGGAGGCCTACCGCGCCGGCGGCATGAACGGCGAAGTCGACATCGACCTCGGCATGGAAAAGCTCGAAATCGAGCACACCTACGGCGGCCTCGTGCGCGAGATGTTCCAGGGCTTCGGCCTCACGCGCATCGACGGCATGCTGCTGCGCTTCGCCGGCGCCTACCAGCGCGACGACACGGGCGACGTCGACGCCGTCGAAGTCACCGTGCGCGGCCGCCATCAGGAAATCGACACCGGCAACGCCAAGGCCGGCGACAAGAGCGAACTGAAAGTGAAGTCCTCGCTCACCTACTACAAGCTCACCGTCAACGGCCAGGTCGATGTCGAGATCGATCTGGTGAACATGGTCGAGAACATCAACGGCAAAGACGTGCTCGCTGCCCAGCGCCGCGCGATCGGCCTGTAAGCGGAGAACGCCACCATGAACCCGACCGACACCACCAACACCATCACGCTCGACACACCGCTCACGCGCGGCGAGCAAACGATCGACGTCGTCAGCATTCGCCGCCCCGCCGCCGGCGAACTGCGCGGCGTGAAGCTCGTCGATCTGCTGCAGATGGACGTCACCGCCCTCACCGTCGTGCTGCCGCGTGTGACCACGCCTGCCCTCACCGCGCAGGACGTCGCCCGGCTCGACCCCGCGGACCTCGTGCAACTGGGGAGCGTCGTCTCCGATTTTTTGCTGCCGAAGGCCGCGCGGGCCGACCTCTCTCCGACTGCGTAGAAGACGCCATGGCCGACATTGCGGTGGTCTTTCACTGGCCGCCGCAGGCCATGGACCCGATGCCCCTCGCCGAGCTCGCCGACTGGCGCGAGCGTGCCCGCCAACGCACCGAACCTGACGAAACATGAGCCTGTCCCGCGACATGCGGCTCGAGGTCGTACTCACCGGCATCGACCGCCTCACCAAACCGCTCAGGAACGTGCTGGGCGCAAGCCAGGGCACCTCGCGCGGCATCAAGGCGCTGCGCGATCGTCTGAAGGAACTGGACCGCAGCCAGAAGACGCTCGAAGACTTCAAGAACGTCGGCCGCGGCCTCGCGATCACCAGGACGCAGCTCGGCGCCGCGCGCGACAAGCTCGCCGCCCTGAAAGCCGAGATCGCCGCCACCCCTGCGCCCACGAAGCAGATGGCCGCAGCATTACGCGCCGCGCAAACCGAAGTGCAGGCACTCGGTGCGCGCCACGGCAAGCTCGTTGCGCAGAACGTGCGCCTGAAGGAATCCGTCGAGCGCGCAGGCCTCGCCACGCAACACCTCACCGCGCAGCAGCGCGCACTCAAGGGCCGCTCGGACGAAGTGCGCCGCTCACTCGAAGGCGAAGAGCTCAAGCTCAAGGCCGTCGCCAACCGCATGGCGCGCGTGCACGCCGCGCGTGCCAAGTTCGAAAAGGTGCAGCGCCTGCAGGGCCGCCTTGGTCTGCCCGCCTTCGAGCTCGGCCACCTGCGTCGCGAAGTGCTCCAGGGCCTCCACGCCCCGCTCGACGAGATCAAGGCCTTCCAGACGGAAACGCAGCGCATCGCCTCACTCGGCCTCGGCGAGCACGTGAACAAAGACGCCATCGCCTACGCCAAGGGCATGAAGACCTACGGCACTAGCACGCGCGAGAACCTCGAACTCATGCGCGACGCCATGACCATCTTCGGCGACGCGCACCACGCCGAACTCGTGGCCCCCACGCTCGCGAAGATGAAGTTTGCCAACCGCGCGATGTTCGGCGACGAGCATGCGGAGGACAGCGAACGCAAGCTCATGGACATGCTCAAGGTCATCGAAATGCGCGACGGCCTCAAGAGCGAACACGCGTTCAAGTCGCAGGCCGACCTCGTCCAGCGCGTGATCACCGCCACCGGCGGGCGCGTGTCCGGCAGCGAATGGCTCGACGCCATCAAGACGGGCGGCATCGCGGTCAAAGGCATGAGCGACAAGTCGCTCTACTACCAGATGGAACCGCTCGTGCAGGTCATGGGTGGCAACCGGTTCGGTACCGCAACGATGTCCGCCTACCAGAACCTCTACCAGGGCAAGACCACCAAGCGCTCGGTCAAGCGGCTCGAGGCCCTCGGTCTCATCGGCGACGAAAGCAAGGTTCAGCACGACAAATCCGGCCAGATCTCGTTTCTGAATCCGGGCGCGCTCAAGGGCGCGGAGCTCTTCCGCAAAAGCCAGTTCGAGTGGATGGAACAGGTGCTGCTGCCGGCACTCGCCGAAAAAGGCATCACTACGAAGGATCAGGTCATCGACGCCATCGGCGGCATCTTCTCCAACCGCACCGCCGCGAGTCTGTTCTCGCACATGTACGAACAGCGCGGTCAGATCCACAAGAACGCGAAGCTCAACGAAGGCGCCGCCAGCATCGACGAACTGGAAACGCGCGCCAAAGGCACCGCGCGCGGCGCCGAGCTCGACCTCGCCGCCAAGCGTGCGGACCTCTACAACCGCATGGGCGAAGCGATCATGCCCACCTACACGCGCGCGCTCGAACTCGCCACCACCGCGCTGCAGGGCCTCACCGCGTGGATGGAGCGCAACCCCACCGCAACGAAAGCCATCGTCATTTCACTCGCGGGGCTCGCCGCCGCACTCGGCGTCATCGCCACCGTGCTCGGCCCGCTCATGCTGCTCAACGTCGGCTTCACCATGCTCGGCGCCAACGGCGGCATCGCCACCGGCGCGCTCAAACTCGTCGGGCAAGCCGTGCTCTGGCTCGGCCGCGCGCTGCTCATGAACCCGATCGGCCTGGCCATCACCGCCATCGGCGTCGCCGCTTACCTCATCTACCAGTACTGGGACCCGATCAAGGCCTGGTTCGCCGGCCTGTGGGGTGAAGTGAAAACGGCCTTCTCCGGCGGCATCAGCGGCATTGGCGCGCTTATCCTCAACTGGTCGCCGCTCGGCCTCTTCTACCGCGCCTTCGCCGCCGTGCTCGGCTGGTTCGGCGTGGAGCTCCCCGGCAAGTTCAGCGAGTTCGGCGCCAACCTGCTCGCGGGCCTCGTGCGCGGCATCACGGGCGCGCTCGGCACCGTAAAGAGCGCGATCACCGGCGCGGCCGACAGCGTCGTGGGCTGGTTCAAGGAAAAGCTCGGCATCCACTCGCCCTCGCGCGTATTCGCCGAGCTCGGCGGCTACACCATGGCGGGGCTGGACGAAGGCCTCACCACGGGCCAGCGCGCGCCACTGGGCACGCTTGCGAAGTTCGCCGGCCACCTGACAACCGTAGCCGCCGGCATCGCCCTCACCGCCCCCACAGCGGCCGACATCGCCATCGACAGCCGCCCACCCGTCACCGCACGCCCTGCCGCCACCGCCCCCGCTGCCGCCGGCGGCAACACCTACACCTTTCACATCCACGCCGCGCCCGGCATGGACGTCGAGCAGCTCGCGCGCCTGGTGCAACGGAAGATCGCCGACGCCGAGCGCGCCGCCGGCGCCCGCACCCGCTCGCGCCTGGCCGACCCCGACTGAGACCCCACCATGGCAATGATGGTCCTTGGCATCTTCGTGTTCATGCTGGACACGATTCCCTATCAGGAACTGCAGCACCAGCAAGGCTGGCGCTACCCCAGCACCAGCCGCGTCGGCCGCCGCCCTGCCCGCCAGTTCCTGGGCCCGGACGACGAAACCATCACCCTCTCCGGCGTGCTGCTGCCCGAACTCACCGGCGGCCGCCTCTCGCTCGACGTCGTCGAAGCCATGGCCGGCCAGGGCTGCGCGTGGCCGCTCATCGATGGCAGCGGCGTCATCTACGGCACCTTCGTCATCGAAAGCCTCAACCGCACCAAGACCGTCTTCTTCAGCGACGGCGCCCCGCGCCGCATCGAATTCCAGCTCACCCTGAAGCGCGTCGATAACGACCTGGTCGATCGCCTCGCCAACCTCGCCACCAACGTGCTGGGGACGTTCTGGTGAGCCTGCTCGGTCCGCCCACCCCCACCTACCGCCTCACCATCGACGGGCGGGACATCACCCCGCGCATCGAAGGCCGGCTCGAATCCCTCACGCTCACCGACAACCGCGGCTTCGAAGCGGACCAGTTGGAGATCACGCTCGACGACAGCGACGGCCTGCTCACCATCCCGCCGCGCGGCGCCACGCTCAAGCTCGCGCTCGGCTGGGAAGGCAGCCCCCTCGTCGACAAAGGCACCTTCACCATCGACGAAGTCGAGCACAGCGGCGCGCCGGACAAACTCACCCTGCGCGCCCGCAGCGCGGACCTGCGCGTCGGCCTATCGACGAAGCGGGAGAAAAGCTGGCACAACCAGACGCTCGGCGCCATCGTGGGCACTATCGCCGCGCGGCATGGGCTCATTCCCGTTGTGGGGCCCGAGTTCATCGCGCAGCTCGTCGAGCACATCGACCAGACGGCCGAATCGGACGTGAACCTGCTCACGCGCCTGGCCGAAATGTTCGACGCCATCGCCACCGTGAAGGCCGATCGCCTGCTCTTCGTGAAAGCCGGCCACGCCACCACCGCCAGCGGCGTGCCGATCCCGCCGCTCCTCATCCAGCGCAAGTCCGGCGACAGCCACCGCTTCGCCATCGCGGATCGAGAGATCTTCACCGGCGTGCGCGCCTACTACCAGAGCACCGCCAAGGCGAAGAAAGGCGAGGTTCTCGTGGGCTGCGACGAAGGTTCGTCGAGCGCCGAATCAAGATCGCAGACGGCCGAAGCGAGCGCGGACAACGTGAAAGTCCTGCGCCACACCTACGCCAGCGAATCCAACGCGTGGCGCGCGGCGAAGGCCACATGGGCGCGGATTCAGCGTGGGAAGGCGGAATTCTCGATCACCCTGGCCGAAGGCCGGCCGGAGCTCTTTCCGGAAGTGCCGGTGATCGTGAGCGGGTTCAAGGCGTTGATCGACAGCACGCAGTGGCTCGCGGTGCGCGTGGTGCATGCGCTGTCGGATGGGGGGTTTACGACGCAGGTGGAATTGGAGATGAAGGTTGATGATCTTGTTGCGAGCAGCGTGGATCAGGCGTGAATTTATGGACAAAACGCCTCACTTCGCGTTCGGGACGCATGGCTTGCCGCCTATGCTAAACAGGATTCTGGTTAAGTATTCTGCTTCTCTTGCTTTTGTTGAAAGAGGTCCTCTGTCAATTCACTCGGCCCCGTTTCACCGTAGCCCGCAATAGACGGGTTGTCCGTGAGGCCTCGACCGGCGCGAAATTGAGCAAGCGGAAGACTAGATAAGAGGTACGTATGATTGACTGGAAGCGATATCGCCGCTACGGCATTTCCTTAGTCATATCGATTCTAGTTGTCGTTGGACTAACCCTCACTTCTCGCTGGATCTATCAGACAGTAACTCCCGAAGAAATCCAGACAACAACAACGAGGGTGAACGGTGTTGCTCTGGGTAAGCCCACCACCTCGGTCTTCCTGCCGGAACAGTTGGAGTCCTCCCAAGACATGAGCGCAGTAAAGGATTGGGTAATGGAGTGTTCCAATGTGGTCACCCTGGACGTGCTGCCAGCGGGCATCCAGAAGGTGCTTTCCACAGACCCTAGGACCGTCAATTGGACCGATGGCCCCACAGTCAAAATCATCAATCGATCCGCAACCCGTTTAGCTCGCCTAGCAGACAAGATAAATCGCTCCCGATATGCTGAAGCTGAATGGTCGAGGATCTATTTCATTGGGGAGTCACTAGCCACAGTCCTTACGATTGGGCTTGGCTTGATAACGACGATCTTTGTTGCCTTGAGCACCAGTGACTTAGTAGGTCGACAATCGCGTTTGGGCGTTTCTATTCGAATCGGCGCTCTGCTGTTCCCAGCATTTGGAACTGCTGCCGCAGCTGTTATCTCGTTTTACAACCCGTTCGCCAATTTTAGCCGCTCCAGTCAATCGTTGTTAGCATTGAGACAGCTTCAGAATCAGGTTGCAACAACGCTATGGAGTATGCCCAGCCTCGACTGTACTGCACCCGACAACACCGAGCAGTGGGGTTCTCTAATAAAGAGCATTGCAGCATGGGAGCAGAGATACAACGAAATCGCTGCAAATCTCTCTCATTTCAGCGCTACGTCCCAGTCCGGGCCGACCACGGCGACCCAGATAGAGGCGGCCACACCGTTGCCTACCTCGGAGCGTGGATCGCCTCTCGGCGCTAATCACCCTGTCGGAAAACAGGCGAAGAACACAAAACCACCATAGTGCACTTGTGCAAATCGATCGACCCGAGGTGGGTTTTCGAATTTCGCGTAGCAAGACGCGAAACTCGGCAGCGAAGTCCGGCCCGCAGGTTCCTGAGGTGGGACTGACGGCCAGTCCAGCCTATAGCTGATACAGGTGTCAGAGTGTGGTTGAGGACCCCAATGAATCGCCGTTCGATGTCCGTTCTTATTTATATCTCAATCTTCATTTCTGTGCTGAATCCTGCGCTGGCCACCGCTGTGGAGAGTCCGATCCCACATGAACCTTGGTACAAGGTCATCGCCGGGATTATTGCAATACCTGCATCAGTCATTGGGCTTGCGGTTTCCTATCGCCTTTTCCGCAAGACCAATCTTGAGTCGAGAAAGCTCGAGTTGGAGATAAGGGAGAAAGAGCAGCAGTTTCACGCCGCAACTTCGTCACCTGGTCTTGAAGCACTAAAGGTATTGGCACAGCCTTTCGCATTGAGTCATCGGGTTTCCCTATTACTCCTTAGATTTGTGATCCTCGACCTGATACTACGAATATGGCATTTCGTTCCTGCAGCTATTGAATACATCGCATCCGCCACGTACTTGGCACTCGCTACGCTTCACGTGAAATCGTTTGAGATTTCAGACCCAATATCCGCACGCGGGTTCGCCATACTGTTCGGGCCTCGACTCTTTCGATTTGTCTTCGACAGCGTCGACTATTTCATTATTCTCGGTTTTGGTTGGCCGATCCTTCGAGATGCTTGCACGATGCTCGGGATTCGAATCACGAGCCTTTCTGACCTTCGCCGTCTCTTTCGGCGTGAGAAGGGGCACGATGCCACCTGATATTGTCAAGACCTTCGACGCTGCCTCAGCTTAGGAGCTTCCATGTCCAATGCGCTACTTTTCGTGGTTTCCTTGCTCGTAATTGCTGCACTGTCTGCACGTGTGGCATATGGGATGTTTCGGGTAGGCGTGATGGAGGAGTACGAGAGGAGCAGGATGTATTTCGCCGCAGCTGTCCTCGCATTCCTTGCCTTCATCTTTTTGATGTCGATGATCCTCTATGTATTTGGCCCAGATGTTCCGTCCGGGGCAGGTGAGGCGCCGGGCAAGGTCATCTTTGACGCATGCGTGAAGATTATTCCTCCTATGGTGACGCTGATAATTGGCTTTTATTTCGGGTCGGCGCACGAGAGATCAGTGGCCGCAAAAGGTGTTGCGTCGGCCGCGCCCGTGAAAACGCCTGCTACGGCTTCGCCGCCAGAGGGCGGAGAAGGCTAGCAATTCTGCGCAAGAGTCGAACACGGGCTACGCTCGTCCAACTCGGGTTGGAGATGGCTTGTAGCTCGCGAGGTGAGACCAGCCTCTTCAGGTCTTCGGCAAGCCAGGGTTTTCCATCACGCTAACCGAATACGGACCGGAGTTCTCTCCAAAGGGGAGCCGCAATAACGCGCGTCTGGGCCGTGAGGGAAATCACGAGCAAAGGAGACCGGACGTTCTTCCGTCGGGCACAAGAGTGGAGCGGCTCCTGAAGCATCCGCGTTTCGGAGCCGATGGCCCGCTTGGCCGGAATTGGCCACCGACTGCCGACTGATCATCCCACGAACTCACATCCACGCCCAAAGGCTGAGCCAGCAATGCGGCTGGCCTTATCACATCGAAGCACGACCTTGCTGCCCTTCTTGAGCGCGATCGCCCGCCCCTTCTGCGAATCGTCCACTGACAGTTGCACAGGCAGAAACTCATTGCTCGTGCGCAGCTTGATGACGATCGAGTCGGTAAAGTCCTTGTCGATCGACTGGACGGTGCCGCTGATCTCCAGCGTCATGCCCTTCATCTTCTCGTCAGTGGCGACCTCATTCGCCTCGTAGTCGGCGAACAGTTGCTGTGCCGTCGTTTTGTAGACCGGGGAAGGTGCCGCCGCGGCGCTGTCTTGCTCTCCGCTGGCCGGGCCGGACTGCGCAGCGACGCTGCTCGCCGCGCCCGGTTTCGGTTTGCCTGAATTGCCGATAGCGGCAATCACCAGCACCACGACGATCCCGATCCCGCCCCACTTCAACAGCTTCTTCATTGCGCCTCCTGCGCCGGCTCTTCCGGCTCAAAGCTGCGCAATGTAACGAACTGATCCACTTCGACGACCAGATTGGTCCTATTCGAGATGCAGGCGAACTACGGTTTCGATGCAGATCAGGAAGGGGCGGCCAGCGTGCCGCTTCAAGACTTGAGATGCGAACGCAGCACACCCAGCGCAGCGTTCTTGAGCATTCCTGGCGCCGCTTCATAGGCGCAGAGCAGGATCTGCTGTTCCTCGGTTAACGCTCCGGGCGAGCGTTGGCCGGTGAGGATGTACAGCACGTCGAATTTGGCCTCCAGCAGCCGCGCAAGGTACTTGGCATCCGGACTCGTCTCGCCGGACTCGTAGCGGATCTGCGTCCCCTTGCTCACTTCCATCAGTTGCCGAAGATCCGTCTGAGTCAGGTTCAGGCGCTCCCGCTCGGCCACCAAACGGCCGTGCATGGTCCCAAGATCGGAATCTTGCCTATTCTCAGGTTTCGTTTTTGGAACCACTATTGGCTTTGTGTAACGTCTCTGGAACCGCATTATGACCGCCGTCACCGCCCCCAGGCACCACAAAAGCCACGCCCCGAAAGCGCGCGAGCGCCGCATTCACGTGGCTATGCACATGAGTCCCGAGGAAAAAACCGAGCTTGAAGCCCTCGCCGCCCGCGAGGAACGCTCCCTCAGTTCCCTGGCGCGCCTGCTCTATCTGAAGGGCTTGGACATCTACAAGCTCGAAGAGCAATCGACCGAGCAAGGCTCCGGCCCCGCGCGCCCCGCCATCCTCCGTTTCGTCCAGTCCAAGTAAGCACGCGGCCATGAGGCACATCGTCATTTCCATCGAGTACGCGGGCCTGACGCTACCCGTCACCACGAATGAACAGGGCAACGATTGCGTACCGCTGAAGCCGATTTCCGAGCTTCTGGGCCTCCACTGGCCGAGTCAGCATGCGAAGGTCGGCGAAGAATGGCCGACTGAATATCTCGGCGTGTGCGTACTGAGTATCCCGTATGCGGGTGACCAGAAACGCCAGATGACCTGCATCCGTCTCGACAGGGTCGCCGCATACCTCATGAGCTTGAATCCGGCAAAGATCCGCGCTGCGGGAAACGAGTCCGGCGCGGCCTTCCTGAAGGCGAAGCTCACCGAATGGGCCGACGCCCTTCACGACTACGAAACCTTCGGCTCTGCGCACAACCCGCGCCACGCCGACGCGCTGCTCGCCATGCGCCGGGCGAACGCCATCGCCAACGTGGCGAAGATCAAGGACGCGTCGCTGCGCCGCATCGCCCTGTCTGAACTTGGCATCGACGACACCGCAGGCGCCGCGCCGACGACCAGCGGCGACCTCTTCAGCTCCGCCGCCTGAGCCCCTCGAATCGGAAACCCGCCGCAGCCCGAACACTACGGGACGCCGAATATGCACACACCATTTTCATGGAACGCCGAGTAATGAGCCTCCAGGACGCCTTCTACAGAACGGTGCATGACTATCCCGGCGCGGCCGCGTCGCTGGCACCCCGCATGAACATGTCTGCCCAGGTGCTGCGCAACAAGGCCAACCCGAACAACCTGTGCAACATCCCGAGCCTGGCCGACGCGGACAACGTAATGGCGCTCACCGGCGACTTCCGCATCCTGCATGCGCTGGCGCTGAACCACGGCCACGTGTGCTACCGCGTGGATCTGGACGTGCCGTCGAGCGATCTAGCCGTGCTGGAACTCGTCACCAAGGTGTGGGCCGCCAATGGCGACATCGGCGCCGCGGTGGATGCCACGCTGGCCGATGGCCGCGTCGAGCAGCACGAGGTGGCGATGGTGCGCACCGCCATCTACCGCACCCAGCAAGCCATGCTCGCGATGCTGGCGCGCCTGGAAGACATGGCCGAACCGGACTTGCCCCGAAGGAGAGCCTGACATGGCTTTCACATGCCCCGACTGCGGCGCAACAGCCGTAACCCGTACCAGCCGCTCGATGTCCCTGCTGACGCGCGAGAAGTACTACCAGTGCACGGATCTGGAGTGCAGCGCCACGTTCAAGAGCTACGAGCAGATCGCCGC